CCCTGCTCTAGCAGCTTCTCCACCAATCTGTGCAGTTGTAATTCTACCTGCAACTATTTCTTCTCCTACAGAAGGATCAAGTGCTCCAACAAATATAGCTTCAGGTGTTAGTTCTAAACCAAAGTTTTCTCTATAAAATGATTGTACTTCTGGTATATTTTCTTGTACTCCCTCATACACTGCACCTACTCGTTGTGCAAATTCTCTTGCAGATACTTCACCTTCTATTAATCCTGTAAATCTATCTGTAAGTAAATCTACTGATGTGTTTCTTGGTATTCCAAACTCTGATAAAGTGCCAATGTAACTTTCTTTTAATCCTGTGTATGTTACTTCATCAAACTTTACAGTGCCATCAGGTCTTTTGTTACCAGGAAAAGCTATGTCATATGCAGTTGTTCTTCTTACATTTGATATTGCAACATTTGGATCACCTGTTTTTGACCACTCTGAAGCAAATAATTCTAAAATATCTGGTGGCATATTAGGATATAAACTTTGTGCTAATTCAATAAATGTAGCCATTATACGTTTACTCCTGACTGTGAAATATTACCTTGACCAAGTGCTTGTTGTAAAGCCTTTGTTGCATCTTGTGTAACTTGTGTAATATCTAACTCTAATCCTTTTTCTCTCAAAGTTTCCTGTGCTTTTGTAAAGTCATTTGATTTTAACATATCTTGCCACCAACCCTGTGTTTCATCTGCTGTCTTACCCCACACAGAAGTTGTAAGGTTTCTCCAAGGTCTAGCTATATCTTCGTATGTCAAATCAGGATTTGTGTAATTACTAAAAGCAGCAAGTCTTGATTGTTTCAAAGACTGTATCAAAGAATCTTCATAATCAGGATCATTTCTTAACTTACCTGCAATCTCTGCTGTTTCATCATCTGTTAGTTTACCTAAGGAAGGACCTAGATATGTAAGGTACAATTCTTGTACTTGTCTTTCTCTCTCTGTTGTTTTATCTACACCTGTAATAGCAGTAGAGGATAAAAAGTTTTCAAACGTTGAATCTCTTTTACCAGTTGCATAAGGATCAGAATAAAGATTTATTTGTTCTGATGTATATGATTGCGACCATTGTCCTGTTACATATTTATTTGCTAACCAATTTACTAAACTTTCTGGAGCGTTAGAAACACCAGCAGCTTGTAAACTATTACCCACTGCAATCTGTGCATCTATTTCTAACTGTGAAGCAGTTGATGGATCAGCATAATATGTTCTAAGCCATTGTCTTTCACCCTCATTATGTGTTTGATACCATTCTGTAGATTGCCACTCTGCATCAGATACTTCTCTACCTTCTACTGCAGCTTCAGCAATTAATGCAATCATTTCTGGATCAGTTATCCAAGGAGCAACTTGTGATTGTTCTCCAACAGTTTCTACAAAACTGGCAAAAGGACTATCAATAACTGCTGATAATTGATCTGTATTACCTGTAACTATTGCAATAGCATCAAAAAATTCTTGATCCATTGTTGCATTTACACTTGGTAACGCTTCTCCTGTTGTTAAAAGCCCTGCTTTGTACAAATCGTTTTCAACTAACTCATATGCTAAATACACAGGATTGCCTTCATATAATTCACCTTTAGAACCAGGAACTTCGTACACTATATAAAAATTATCATTTACTTGCCAATACAAAGCATTTTGTGGAATATTATTAAAAGAACTAAAAGCGTTATTTATTATTTGTCCTGATCCACTTACAGGTCTATCACTTGAAGGTCCACTATCATTACCACCATCATCATCACTATCATCACCATCATCATCACTTGGAGGTGCATCACCTGTTAAACCAGGATTGTCTGATGGTGCTGGTGTGCTTTCATCTGATGTAGTAGGAAATGGTATGCCTGGTCCTTCTGCTACATCTTCATAACCTAAAGCTCTTAAAAACGTATCTCTTTCTAATCCTCCACTTTCAGATAAAGTGTTTTGAACACTTTTTTTCATAACCTCATCTAAAGCACTTGCAAATTGTGAGCTTTCAAAAGCACCACTAGCAGCATCTGGTACATTTAATTGTCCAACTTGTTTTTCTGTATCAGTAACAATGTTTGCAACTTTTTCTGCTTCGTTAAACAAATCAGCTTCTGTTGGTGCAGTAGTTGTTGTTTTAAATTGTGCAATACTTTTATTTGCATTAGCAATCATACGATCTGCCATATTGGCAGCAGCTTCTATTTCATCAGAAGCAAATCTTGTAATATTTTTATTTGTTGATTTTCTTTGTGCGTATAATTCACTTGGCGAAATTAAATCTAATACTTTTTTATTTGAACCTGAATCCAGCTTTTTAGCTGCATAATATAAAGCTAAATCTCCTATGTATTTATTACCTGTAAATGGCATTAGCTTTCGTTCCTTCTAATAAAAGTTTTTATTGCACTAGCTTCAAAACTACCAGCTTGTTCTGGTACTTGTGATTCAAAATCTGGTCTTGAACCACCAGCATTTGCTTTTGTAATGACATCTAAAATCTGTGCAGCGTATGTTTCGTTAGGATTCATAGATGTTGTAACAGGTGCTGCACCAGGTTGTTTTATTTCAAAACTTGTTTGTGGTAATTCTATATTCATTAATTCATCACCAATTAAATTGTTCATAGCAGCAACATATTCTTTTATTGATTGTCCTGTATTGTCTGTCTTATCTAAATCATTTTCTCCAGCCATAACTCTTTTTGCTTTTTCTGGTCCTGCAAACCAAGCTATAGATACTAAATCCCAAGAGTTGTATGTGTTGAAATACTCTTGTACTTTAAATTTAGCAATAAAATCTTGAACCTTTGGATCTTGCCAATCACCTTGTTTCATATCAAAATCTGTAAGTCCTGCTTGTTTTGCCCATATAGGAAAGTTAATATCTAATATCCCATATGCACCAAGAGCTTGTACATTTATAGGTTTATTAGTTTCAAAATCAGTAATAACTGATGGAGAATGTTTTACAGAATAATTACCTGAACTTTCTTTTTGCTTTAGTGCATCTAAATATACATCTATAAGTGCTGGGTTTGTATTCATTATGTTTTCTTTTTCCATAATACTACCTTGGAGCACCTGTGATGCTATTAAGAATGATACGATTAGTTGCTTGAATATCACGATTCGTACCTAACCTTTCTCTCTCGTTTTTTGTTATTTCTTCAAATTTTTCATACAAAGCTGCACCAGGTGATATTTGTGTTGTGCCTTCTGCTACCTGTGGTGTCAAGTGATTACCATAAGTACCATCTAATAATTCTTCAGATGTAACGTTTGCAGATATATCCTCTTGTAATTGTTGTTGCAAAGCAAACGCTTTTTTAGATTCTGCAAGTAATACATCTCCAAGCAACTGTAATTCATATGCTTTTGGATCACGATCTAATTGTTGTCTAAATACATTTTTTACTTGTTGTGTTACTGCATCATAATCAGGTGGTAAATAAACTGCTTCTGGTTTTATTGCACCTATTGGATTTGCAGAATACTCTGACATTACAGATTTCCAGCGACCACCTGTTGCTTTTTGTTCAGGTGTTACACCAATAGTATTTGATAACTCTAAGATTGGTGCAAAAGCTCTTTGTGTATTTCTATCCCAACGACCAGGCAAAAACTCGCCTATGTCTAATAAACCAGCGTTTACTAAATCTGCTTGTATTCCAGCTATTTCTTCTACGCTTTTTGCACCAAATATAGTTACAAGTTCTGATTTAGTATAAAAATCTGTACCACCTTGTGGAGGTTCGTAATCTTCTGTTACACCAATATAATCTGAACCAGGATCAATAAAACCATATTGTTGATTTGCTATACCAAAACTTACATCAACATCATTAAAATCAGCAACGTTTGTATTAGGATCAGCAGCAGCATCTGCATAAACACCAAAAGAAGCATTTATAGTTTTAGCTCTCAATACTGCATTTTCTACTGTAGTTTCATCAAGTAACAACATTTCATCATCCTGTGATAAAAGTAATTGATTCTGTCCTTCTATTGATTCAACATTAGATATTGCTATTAAGTCTTTTAATCTTTTTACAAATTCTTCTACTGTCATTCGTTCATACTCTCCATTAAAGCTATGTCTTGATATTCTTCTCTAAGTTCTATTTCTAGTATATCTCTATACAGAGCTTCAAACTCTGGATAACGTAAAAATAATTTATCTGCAGTCTTTCGTAAATGAGTTCTATAAGGCAACAGTGCTTTTGTTGTTGTCCAACTCATTTCTTTAAAACCAAGTTCTACACTCTTTCTTTTAATTCTATCTCTTTCTTTGGCATATATTGCCCAAGCCTTTGCAACATTATATTTTGCTACACTTTCATCAAGTTCATAAGTAATAGGATCAAGCCAAGTATATAGTTCATCAATTATTTCTTCATTACTTGCTTTTCTTGTTGATTCAGGTATAGGTCTGCCATATCCAAAGTATTTAGAAGCTATTTCTTTTTGTTTGTTAGACTTTGCATTTTGTGCAACTTTATCACTTCTATTGTGTAATTCATTTTTTCTTAAAAAGTTTTCGTACTCTATAGAACCAAGAAGTTTATTTTTTGCTCTTAACCACTCATCAGGAGAACGTGGTTGTAAATCACCATCAAGCAAAGCATCTAAATATGCAGAATAAGAAAATTCTGATTCATCTGGTGGTGCAAGATAAAAGAATGTATTATTAAATTTTTCTTCCAAATCTTTGTTTTTTCTTGCCCAGTTTGCACCATCTACAGTCATTGGTCTTTTTCTAATAGATACAGATTTACTTGTAACTAAACCAATAGGATCAAGACCATATCTGTTTATAAATATCTGCGTTGCTTCTGAATCATCACCACCAGTTGATGTTTTTATATTTCTATATTCATCAGCTAATTGTTCAAATAAATATAGTTTTCCGTTTTGATCTGTCAATTCAAACTCTGGTGTACCTGCACCTGATGGACCTATAAGCTGTGAGATACCACGAATAACCATAATGTTTCTTGCATATTTACCAGCTTGTTCAAGAGATATTTGTGCAGCTTCTGGACTAGAATCATTAGCTAAGCCAGAATACAACATAGCTTTGTAAACATCTATTGTGGTGTTTGCAAATAATCTTTCTGATTGATCTGTTTCTTGAATAAATGCTGTTCCTAACTTTTTTAACCAGGAAGGTGTTGGAATAGCAGCCTTTCTTAAATCATTTAAACTTTTTACTGTAGGAGGACCAAAATCACCAAAAATTAAAGTTTCTAAAAAACCTTCTTCTTCAAATAATTGTGAACCCATACTATTAAGAAAACCTGCAGGGATTTGTATTACAGGTCCAAAACCTGGTATAACACTTGCTGCTATGTTTACAGAACTTAGATATACAGGAAGATTGACATTTACTCCACCTTCCTCTAAATCTTTAAACATCCACTTTTGTATTAATCCTTCAAAAGGCATACCGAAAACTTCTTCACCATTTCTAGGATTTTTATAAAAGAAACCTTTTTGCCCTGTTTCATCAAATACAGGATTTGGTTTACGACCTGATTCAATTACTTGTTGTACTCGCCTTATTGGTCTGCCAAACTCTTGACTAATTAATCTTGCCCAAGTGCTAAAAATTTCTATGTATGCTTCACCGAAAGGGAATATAGTACGAGTAGCATTTCCTATTCTGGATTTTGTAGATATATCATAAAGTAAATTTTTAGTTTTTGTTAAAGCATCTGCACTTGCAATCTCATCAAAAATTTTTATATCGTTTATACCATCTACATTACCTTTAGCACTTGTTATTTCTTTATAAAACTTTCTTAAATTTTTTGGTCCATTAGCAATACCAGCTTCATCTGCTTGTTTTATTATTTTTGCTAAAACTTTTGGTTCTGCAAATTGTGCATTTTTTGCAACACTTTCCCAATAAAAACTTTTAAAAGCTGGAGCACGAGATAATTTATTTGTTGGCACAGACATTAAACCATTAAATAACGTGTCTAATGCTGCATCATATTTTTTTTGTATACCATTTGTAATAGATATTTCACCTCTTACTTTACTTGGTAATACATCACCAAATTCATTTATAAAATTACCTATAACTTTTTTTTGATTACCTGCAAGAGTTTTAGATATTCTGTTATAAGTTTCTGGATCAAGATCACCAGCCCAATATTTTGCTTTATCTACATCTGTAAGATTATCAAACTCTTTTTTTAAAAACTTTGCATCTTCACTACCAACTAAATCTAATAATCTTTGATTTCCTCTTGTTTTTATCCAGTTTATAGCTCTTACATTTTCTGCTGCCTCTACTACACCACCAGTTGTTGATGCCAAAGTAGCATTTATATAATCTACAAATTCATCAGTAATATTTTTATCAAGTCCTGCACCATTAAAAGGATGTGATTTAGATGCTGTTATATCCTGTATTTGTTTGTTAAGTGCAGATTTTTTATCAAAGACTTCACTTTTAAATGCTCGTAGAGCTTTATTATATTCTTGTGTATTATCAATTAACTGTATCTTTGCAAGTCTTTTACTTACAGGATCAAAATAATGTTGCATAACATTTCTAAAAGCATTCTTACCCCAATCAGGACTTACACCTTTTGTTAAAAACTCCCAATTAGTTGTTTTACCCCATTTTCTTGAATTAGCTCTTAAACTACCTAATTGACTTGTCAATGCGTTTGACATAGCTGCATTGTTTTCAAATGAACCCATAAGTCCTATTGTTGGATATTTAAAACTTTTACTAGGTGTAAACATAGATGCAACAAAACTTAAAGGTGAATTTATAGCAGTATTTACACCTGATGTGATAAGTCTTAATTGTTCTTCAAGTATAACTCTTGTTGTCCAGGCTGGTCTTAATAACACTAATGGTTTCCAAACATTACTGTAGTAATTATCTAAAAATCTACTAATAGATTGTTTGGAATTGTTTGCAATAACTTGTTGTCCTACTTTTCCTAATTTACCATCTAAAACTTTTGCAGCTTTTATTATATTTTTAGGATCAGGTAAATATACTTCTTTAGCAAGTTGTGTTGCTAAAGCAGGTCTAGCAAGTATATCTGCTGTAACACCATATTGTTTTTTTAAAAACTCATTGATAGGTAAAGTGTTACCAGAACTATCCATAGCGTAAATACCCATAACATCATCAACATTTTTTGCCTCATCTGTGTAACTTGCAAAAACTTTTGTTGATTCATTTATCCATTGTTGCGTTTTATCACCACGCTTTGTTCCTACTTTAGGTTTTAAAACTTTTGTCAATTCTGTTTTCATTTGATTTTCTAAAGTATTTACAAGCAAAGTATTTACGGCTGTTACAGAATCTTTATCATCTAATGCAGAAACAGCTTGTTGCATAAAATCTTTTTTCTTTTCTACATCATCTGTTGCTAGGTTTATAAATCTATTAAGCTGTACAACTGCATCATTTTTATCAGAGGTAACAATTCTTGAACCATAGGTTCTTTGCATAGCTTTTGTAAGACTGTTGCCTTGATTTATTTTTTTTGGAACATATCCTCTGGTAACTTCTATTAATGTTTTCTCATCTAACAAATCAGTAATAATTTTATTTCCAACTTCTTCAAATGATCCAGGATTAGCAAGTTTGTCTTTTTGTAATTTATTTAAAAAATCAAAGTTATTTAGAGATTCTTTACTTCTACTAATTATTTCATTTGGATTATCAGCATTATCCCAAAGAAATTTTTTAAATTTTATACCACTTTGACTAGATAAGTATTGTTGAGTTGTAGGTCCAAGTAAACTTTTCCTAACACCATTAATTAAACCAGCTTGTTCAAAACCTTTTACTTTATCTATACTACTAAAAACTCCTTTTGTTTTTCTTATTTTACTTGCACCAAGTGTGGCTATTGCAGTAGGATCACCAAAAAACTGTGCAAGTAAATCTAACGAACCTGTAATAATATTGTACGCATCTGTTCCAGGTTCTACTATTTTATCAAAAGGTTTAAATAAAAATCTACCAATAGTAACAGTAGGATCAAGTCCTGCTTGTCTAAATTTTTCTGCTCTTTCTCCAACAAATTGTATATTTTGCTCTGCTCTTTTTCTTGATTGAACATAAATATTATCTTTTAAAACATTGTTAATAACATATTGTCTTGCTTTTTCTGGATCAACACCATTCAAAATCATATTTTTAAACTCATCTGTTTCCTCTACATCCGTTGCACTAGGTAATATTCCAGTGCCAAGTTCTGCTGATAAACCTTCTTTAAATAAATATGCACCTAATTCTGAACGAGAGTTTTTTCTTGCTTCCTCGTGTGATTGTCCTTGTTGTCTTGCTTCTGTATATCTAACAAGTCTTGGAAGTCCTGCTTCCCATATTCCTTGCATACCAGCAAAAGCATATCTAAATGGAGTTTTAATTGTTTCTTTTGTTTTATCCCATAAAGATTGTTTTAAATTATTGTTTGCTTCTTCTTTTACAAAGTAATCTTTCAAAACTATTTCTTGTACTTTTGGATTTGACAAATCGTAACCTAGCTTTGACAAACCCACAACAACTGATGGAGATAAATCTGGATATTGTTGTAATAAAGAAGATGCGTAATTTGCTTGGTCTTGTGTTACAGATATATTCCTATTGTATTTATTTTGAGCTTGTTTGATTTGATCATCTTCAAACAAATCTTCATCATAGATTCCGTATGTGCTCATTGTTCAATAAGATTTAATAAATAACTATCACCTGTCAAACGATACATTTCATAAATAATATCGTTAGTATTTTCTAATTGTTCTGGTGCTGTTGCTCCAGGACCAAAAGGAAGTCCTGCAGTAACAGGTTCACTTGGTCTTTGTGTAGGAGAAAATATATCTACTTGTGGCATACTTCTCCTAGGTCTTGGGGGTGTTTGATCTACTGTATCTACAGGTAATGGTGATGCTTTTTGCTGTTCAATTAAATCTTGTTGTTCTCCATATGCCACTCCTGGTATTCTACGCACAGCTTGTGATTGATCTTGATAGTTTCTACCTGCTGGTGGAACATTTGTATTTCTATTTGTAATACCTTTATTACTCGGACTTCTTGCCATCTTCTTCATCCTGTTCTTCGTATATAAACGTTTGACTAATAATCATATAACCTTGTGGTAAATCTATAGGTGAGAATGGAGAAAATCTAAGTTTTGGTTCGTACATCTCTGCTTCTAAAATTATGTCATCACCAATCTCATCAACATCATCAAGTGAACTAAATACTATATCTGCAAATTTTTCATTAATTGACATTATCCTCCCATACCTTGTAATAATTGTGCTATGCCTGGTGGAGGACCCTGTGGTGGTAGGGCACCTCCTCCAAGCAGTTCTTGCTCTTGCTCTGGTATCTCTGGATCTTCTGCAGTGTAAAACTTGTCAAGTATTGTACTCATATCATCAGGATTCTTTCTTATCTGTATTACAGCCATAGTTGCCTTTGCATCACCTTGTTGTGCCTGTGCAAGTAAAGAATCAAATAAAACTTTCTCTGCTTTTTCTTTTGTAATTCTTTCGTTTACTCTGACAATATTATCTAAGCCATCAAGATTTTCTTGTAAGGTTTGTGTGTCAATAATACCTGCCTGTAATAGCTGTAAACCTGTAACAATCTTTTGTGGCTCATCATACCCAGCCATAGCTCCATAAACTCTTCTAGTTTTGTATGCACCAGCAATATCTTTTGATGGATCATATGTTTCTGAAAAGAATGTGTTGTTGTAATATCCTGATAGTGATTTATTAGAACCACCATACATTTTTTCATCCCACTCTAATCTTTTGAAATCTATCATCTCTGCAGCATCTGCCATTACTGTATGATATTCTCTAATCATTAATGACATAGATGCACCGAGTTCTTCTAATCCTCTACCTGTTGCAAAGCTAAGTGGACTTTGTGAATCATCAGATACAGGATAAGAACCACCTACTCGTAGTTGTCGTTCTATTCTGTCTATTTGTTGAAATATTTGATATGGTACGTTTGATGCTGGTTTAGATACTTGTGTACCAGGAGCAAGATAGTTTACAGCAAATCTACCTTTTCTATATTGTCCTGATTCTATCTCACCAGATATGTTTGTTTCTGTAAATACTGCATCCTCCATAGCTATTATTGACATAACATTTATCTTTGCCATAGAAGCCATAAGTCCTATGATTTGGTCGTACTGACCTTGTAATTTATCAAAAGCAAACTTCTTTGCGATAACGAATGATGGACCACTATCTAGTGGATTAGGAATAAAATCAAGTATTGTAGATGATGTCATATGAAAAACATATGTGCCATCTT